GTAAGCAGCACCCTACAATTTTTTATTGGTTTTAAAAAGTAGGGTGTTTTTTTTTAAAAACCAATTATTCAAAACCAATTTATGAAAGAAACAGAAATCAATATTTATAGAGATTTATATAAATCAAAGGATGTTCCATATACTTTGACATTAGATAGTGCATTAAATCGAATAAAAACAGGTAAGAGCAAAGAAAAGATTGAACTTTTAAGAAGTGGAAACAAGGATAAAAAGGTTGAATTACCTTGCATCATGTTTAGTGGGTTGTTTTCAAATAGAAGCGGAAGTGGATTGATTCAGCATAGTGGTATGATGATTACTGATTTTGACAAATATCCAGATGAAAAAACAATGATGTCTGAATTAAAGAAATTAAAGAAGAACAAACACTTTATTTCTTTGTTTATTTCACCATCAGGTAATGGAATCAAAGGAGTTGTGAAGATTCCTAAATGTGACAAATTAACACATCCAAAATATTTTGCTGCATTCCAAGAAGAATTCCAATTTAATTATTTTGACATTGCCAATTCAAATGTGGATAGAGTTTGTTTTGAATCTTATGATCCAGATATCTATATCAATTATGATGCTGAAGAATTTAATCCTGTTCTGATTGACAAAGGATATAAAGTTGAAGAAAAAACACCGCTTCTTCCCTTAAATGATGAAGATAAAATTGTTGAAATAATAATGAATTTTAATTGGTCAAAAGATTTTGTTTCTGGTGAACGAAACAATTATATTTTTGATCTTGCTGGGGCATTCTGTGAATATGGAGTTTCACAATATTATGCTGAAAATTACATTTACAATAATGTTGTTTATGGTGAATTTTCAGAAAATGAAATGAAGAATGCAATTGCATCAGCATATAAAATCAGAACATCACATTGCAAATATTTTGAAGATTATTCAAAGGTTGATAGAATAAGAACTGATTTAGTAAAGGGTAAGGAAAAGGTAATGGAGATTCATAAAATAGACGAATCACTTTTCAATGAAATCAAAGAAAATATTGAACAGGATGATTTTTGGTCAATTGAAGAACAAAAAAATGGAAATAAAAAGGTTGTTATTGATGTGTTAAAATACAAGTTCTTTCTGGAATCAAATGGATTTAAAAAACACTTCCCATCAAATGCTGAAAAACCAACTTTTGTAAGGGTGCAATCAAACAAGGTAAAAGAAACAAGCGAAGCAAAGATAAAGGATTTTGTTTTGGATTATTTGTTGGAGAATGGAGAAATTGAAGTTTATAAATATTGTGCAAATTATCAAAATTTGTTTTCAGAATCATTTCTGTTGCTCCTGGAAACAATTGAATTGATGCTTTTAAAAGATACAAAGGATTGTTCATTCATTGCGTATCAGAATGGAGTGATTGAGGTGATGAAACACGAAGTTAATTTGATTGATTACATTGATGTGGATGGTTACATTTGGGAGAATCAAATAATTCAAAGGGATTTTGTATTTTCAGAAAATATTGAAAATGACTACAAGCAATTCATTTATAATATTTCAAGCAAAGAATCAACATCCATTGAATCAGCAATTGGATATTTGCTTTCAAATTACAAGAACAAAAGGAACAACAAATGTATCATCTTAAATGATGAAGTTATTTCTGATAATCCTGAAGGCGGAACAGGGAAAGGTTTGTTTGTGCAAGGAATAAAACAAATCAGAAGGGTTGCAATCTTGGATGGTAAAAGTTTTGATGATAAGAAATCATTTCCATATCAGACATTGACACAGGATACACAGGTATTGGTGTTTGATGATGTAAAGAAAAACTTTGATTTTGAACAAAAGTTTAGTTTAGTAACTGAAGGAATCACATTGGAAAGGAAGAATAAGGATGCAATTAAATTGACTGTTGAAGAATCACCAAAGATGTTGATTTCTACAAATTACGCAATCAAAGGTGAAGGTAATTCACATAATCGAAGAAGATTTGAATTAGAGATTGCTCAATATTATGGTGATAATTTAACACCATTTGACGAATTCCAAAAGGAATTATTTGATGAATGGAATGATGATGAATTTGTTTCATTTGACAATTACATGATCTATTGTTTGCAGTCATATTTGAAGAATGGTTTGGTTGTTCAGAATGCAAAGAATTTAAAATTAAGAAAGTTAATTGCTGAAACATCTATGGAGTTTTATGAATGGGCAAGTGATATTGAGAATCTACCTGTTGGAATAAGGAATGATAAAGTTCTTTATTTTGAAAATTTTGTTGGTGAATACAAGGATTTCAATAAGTGGTTAACAAGAAAGAAATTTAATATTTGGATTCAAAAACTTGCTAAATTTAGAAACATTGAATTCAATCAAGACAGTTCAAATGGATTCAGATGGTTCATGATAGGAGAAGAAACACAAACACAAGAAACACCATTTTAAAATGAAAGAATTAATTAATGCAGATGGATCAATCAACTTTCATGATGAATTTTTCATTCCAGCATCAGACAATAGATTGAAAGTGACAGGAACAACAAAAGGCAATTCAATTTGGGATTGCCTTGATACAATAAAGAATTTCGATTTTGATTATTCCAAAGACAATGGAAACAAAACAGAATTCACAGAAATGACAAGGGAAAAGTTAAGAGAATTTAAACCATTTATAAAATGATTGAATTAAGAGATTACCAGCAGAAGATTGTTAATGATGGTTATTCCAAATTGATTCAATTCAACATGGTTTATTTGTCAATGGAGGTTAGAACAGGAAAGACATTGACTGCATTGTCATTAGCTGATAAATTCACCAACAAAAAAGGCGTGTTGTTTGTTACTAAAAAGAAAGCAATCAAATCAATTGAAAATGATTACGAACTTTTGAATCCAGATTTTAATATTACTGTGATCAATTACGAATCACTTCATAAAGTGCAACAAGATTTTGACATTGTTATAATTGATGAAGCACATTCAGTTGGAACATATCCAAAACCATCCAAGAGATACAAAGACTTGAAAACAATATTAGATAAAAATGCTTATACCAAAGTAATATTTTTATCAGGTACACCATCACCTGAATCTTATTCACAATTATTTCATCAATTCAGATTGCTGAATAGATTTTCGCCATTTAAGGAATACGCAAATTTTTATAAATGGAGTAAAGTGTTTGTTGATGTTGAAATTAGAAATTTAGGTTATGCAAAAGTGAATGACTATTCTGGAGCAAAGAAGGATAAAATAATGGAAGTGTTAAAAGATTACTTTATTTCTTATACACAATCAGAAGCAGGNTTNAANCAAACAGTAAACGAACACATATTGGAAGTAGAAATGAATCCAAAGGTTTACGAACTTGTAAAGAGATTAAAAAAAGATTTGATAGTAGAGGGTAAGGAAGAAGTGATATTGGCTGATACATCCGTTAAATTGCAAAACAAGATACATCAATTATGCAGTGGAACAGTAAAGTTTGAATCAGGTAATTCAATGATCATTGATAATTCAAAAGCTAAATTTATAAAAGATAAGTTCAAAGGAAAGAAGATTGCAATTTTTTATATCTTTAAAGAAGAATTTAAACTGTTAAAAAGCGTTTTCACGAACTTTACTGAATCACCAGAAGAATTTAATCAATCAAATGATTTGGTTTTCTTAGGGCAGATAAGAAGCAGTCGTGAAGGTGTTAATTTATCAAGTGCAGATTCTTTGATTTATTATAACATTGAATTTAGTGCATTGTCATACATTCAAGGAAAAGACAGAATGACATCAAAAGAACGAACAAAGGATAACAATGTTTACTTTATATTTGCAAAGGGTGGGATTGAAAAACATATTTATAAAAGGGTTAGTAATAAATTAGATTTTACAAATAGTTATTTTAAAAGAATAATATAATGGCTTCAAAATANCANACTAAAATAATTAAGAGATTTGAAAGTGATGGATGGTTTGTGATCAATCTAATTAAGACAAACAAAAATGGAATTCCTGATCTTCTTTGTATCAAGGAAGGTGAAAAACCATTATTTATTGAATGCAAGGAATGGAATGATACCTTAAAACCATTGCAAAAGTTTAGAATAGAAGAATTGAAGAAATATGGAGTTGATGCAATAGTGTTAAAAGGGACAAAGTAAAAACTTTCTTATTTAGAATGATTATAAACTAGTTCAAGAATTTGGTAAATATAAAAAAGGGTTGTACTATTGTCATGTAATCAAAACAAAACAAAATTATGTCAGTAGATTTATTCGGAAATGAAACAAAAAGAACTGTTATTTGCAGTGATGCTCATGAATGGCTTATTAATAATTATAATAATAAAGCAATAATTACTTCTTTGCCAGATATGGAAGAAGTTGGTATGGACGTAAACGAATGGGCAAATTGGATAAAAAAAACTTGTAANTTNATTATTGATAGTTTAGATGATAAAGGGATTGTTATATTTTATCAAACAGATAGAAAGTATAAAGGTAAAGTCTTAGACAAAAAAACATTAATATCTAATGAGTTTATAAAATTAGGTTACAATAATATTTTTAATAAAATTGTCTTAAAGCAAAAACCAGAAACTATTAATTTGTTCAGACCAACTTTCACAAATTTATTTGGTTTTAGTAAAAAAATAACAAGTGGTAAGGCAACCCCAGACGTCATAAATTGTGGGAAAATGATTTATAAGAATGCAATGGGATTAAACGCATGTAAGGCATCAATAGAATTTATTCAATCAAAAATAGAAACCGACATTATAATAGACCCTTTTTGTGGACAGGGCAGCATATTAAAAATAGCTAATGAAATGGGTTTTAACTCAATCGGTGTAGATATATTAAAAAAACAATGCTTAAAAGCAGAAAAATTATAAAATTATGGAAAAAAATTTAGATTTATTTGGAAATGAAATTATAACTAATCCTTTATTGAGGGATAAGTTTATAGAACCTCCATTTAGTGTTTTAGATACAAAACAAGGTAATTGGCAAAGAAGAAAAAAAGAATGGAAGCGTATTGGTATGAGAAGCGAAGTTGGTAGAGATGCTAAAACATTTGGAAAATTTACACCAAGCAAAGGAAAAGGTGATAGATTTGATGAAAAAGCAACATCTATTTTTGACCCAGCATTATGTGAGATATTATATCATTGGTTTTGTGTAGGTGGTAAAGAAATTTTAGACCCTTTTGCTGGTGGTTCTGTTCGTGGAATTGTAGCAAATTATTTAGGTTTTAAATATACGGGGATTGATATAAGACAAGAACAAATTGATAGCAATAGAAAACAAGGTTTAGATATTTTAGAAGTTAATAACCAACCTAATTGGTATGTAGGGGATAGTAATGAGGTTTTAAACGGATTTAATAAAGAGTTTGATTTTGTTTTTAGTTGTCCTCCTTATGCAGATTTAGAGGTTTATTCTGATTTAGAGGGTGACATTTCAAATATGCATTATATTAATTTTATGAAAGCCTATGAGGAAATAATTACAAAGAGTTGTAATTTATTGAAAAGTGGTGGTTATGCTTGTTTTGTAGTTGGTGAGGTTAGGGATAAAAAAGGGAATTATATAGGTTTTGTTCCTGACACTATAAACGCATTTCGCAAATGTGGAATGAGATTTTATAATGAGGGTATATTATTAGACCAATTAGGTACAGCAAGTATGAGAGCAAATGGTAATATGAAAACACAAAAATTAGTTAAAGTACATCAAAATATATTAATATTTAAAAAACCATAAAATGATAATTAGCTACTTTGCCATTCCGATTATGATTATATCAAGTTTGCCACAGGTTATTAAACTTGTTAAGACCAAAGATAGTACAAACATTTCTTTAAATATGTTTTACCTAACCTTAGTAAGTGTTTCCCTTCTATTTATAGAGGCATACAGGATAAAAAATCAGATATTAATAATTGCAGATTTATCTTCAATGATTATGCTTTTATTAAATATAATATTAATAAAAAAATACAAACAAAAATTATAGTATATATAAGTGGGAGTTGATGCAATAGTGTTAAAAGGAACAAAATGAAATCATTTTTAGCGTTTTTCTACTCCCCTATTGAAACAAAGTTTTTTTTTAAGGGGGGGGGTGTCAAAAATCGAAATCAATTATTTTGATTTAGGGTTAAAATATTGATAATCAAATGAAATGTATGAAACGTTAACAAAAAATTAACAAATGAAAAAATTAATTTTAACAATCTTTGTAATATCTTTGTCTATATTAGCAACATATTACATCACCAAAAAATTGAATCCATGTGAATGTGATGAAATAAAAGAAAAGCAAATATTAACACAATTAGAAATGGATTTGATCCATGTTAAATTGGTTGAAAAAAATTGGGATAGATACTTAAATTAATTTTTTGTATATTTGTATTAAATTAATTAAATTAGGGATAAATGTATATAAAAGTATATACATAATATTCCTATGTTATAAATTAGGATATGGCAAAAGTAGGAAGACCAAAGGAAGATTTATCATCATTACCTGATAACTGGCATGAAGAAGTATTGGAACTTTATTCTGAAGGTGCAGCAGATGTTGAAATCAAAGCATTGATTTATCAGTGGAGAGGAACTTTTTCCTGTGATCTTTGGAATAGATGGATGAAAGAAAATGATGAATTTTCGGTAACCATAAAAAAGGGAAGAATGCTTTCTGAATCTTGGTGGAACAAATCAGGAAGAAAGAATCTAAAGGAAAAGGATTTTTCTTACACTGGTTGGTACATGAATATGAAGAACAGATTTGGATGGAGAGATAAGCAAGAAACAACACTTCAAGGTGGTGACAAACCAATTGAAACAATTATAACATTAGGAACAGGAATTAAACCTGAATAAATGCAGCTATTAATTAAACAAGAACATGCAGTTCATTTCTTGAAGGATTCACAAACAAAGGAGGTTTTGTATGGTGGTGCTGCTGGAGGTGGCAAATCTGCATTAGGATGTTTATGGTTGATTGAAAACTGTCAAAGGTATAAAGGTAGCAGGTGGTTGATGGGAAGGTCTAAATTGAAAGCATTAAAAGAAACAACATTAAACACTTTTTTTGAATTAACATCATTACTTAATTTAGGTGATCAATTTACTTACAATGCACAATCCAATATCATTAAGTGGAACAATGGCAGTGAGATATTGTTAAAAGATTTATTCCTATATCCATCAGATCCAAATTTTGATTCACTTGGATCACTTGAAATCTGTGGAGCATTTATTGATGAATGCAATCAGGTTGTTCACAAAGCATGGCAAATTGTTTTGTCAAGGTGTAGATATAAATTAAATCAATTTGGAATCATTCCAAAGGTTCTTGGTTCATGTAATCCTGCAAAGAATTGGACGTATAAAGAATTTTATAAGAAAGCAAAGGATGGAACACTATCAAACACAAAGGTGTTTATTCAAGCATTGCCAACAGATAATCCACATCTTCCAGCATCTTACCTTGAATCACTTTTAAGTTTAGATAAAAACAGTAAGCAAAGATTATACTTTGGTAACTGGGAATATGATGATGATCCATCTGCATTGATTGACTTTGATTCTATTGTTGACTATTTCAATCCTGTTCATTTGGTTGAAGAAAAAGAAGTATATTTAACAATTGATGTTGCACGTCAAGGAAGAGATAAGTCAGTCATTAGAGTGTGGAAAGGATGGTTGTGTATTAAAAGAATATCATTTGATAAGAACACAATTACTGAACTTGCTGATAGTGCAAGAAATTTAATGGCTGAATATGGTGTAAGTAGGTCAAGGGTTGTTGCAGATGAAGATGGTGTTGGTGGTGGTTTGGTTGATATATTAAGGTGTAAAGGATTTGTGAATGGTTCAAAAGCATTGAATGGTGAGAATTACGACAATCTGAAGAATCAGTGTTCACATAAGATGGCAATGAAAATTGTCAACAAACAAGTTGGTGAGATTTGCAGAGATAAGCAAACAATTGATTTGATAAGCGAAGAAATGGAAGCAGTGAAATTGGTTGAAATGGATAAGGATGGAAAGGTTAAATTGTTGAGAAAGGATAAGGTTAAGGAATTGATTGGAAGATCACCAGATGATTGGGATTCCATTATGATGAGATATTATTTTGAATTAGTGAACAAAGGGTTTTCAGGATTAAGTTTTTAAATTATGAGATTATACAAATTAATAAGTTTAACAAAAGAGCAGCAAAGTGAAGCATTTGAATACTTGACATTGGTGAAACCAAAGACCAGATTTGTATTGAAATCAAAAGATATATTTCAACTTAAATTGAAAGACTTTGATTACTTAAGAAGGTTGATGTCATCAGGTGATTTTGTGGACATTTGCAAATCCTTAAAGATAGTGTTTAGGATTCCAATGTTTATTATTCCATTTCTTAGAGTGAACACAATATTTGGATTGGTCAATCACATTGTTCAGAAACTTGAAATATCAAGGAAAAGAGAATCAAAACTGGATTCATTTGTTGATGCAAATAAAAGCATTGCTATGGAAATGAGTGGAGCAAAAAGACTTAACCAATTTGGAATTTACAACTTGGTTGATTCACTTGCAAATGGTGACAAATCTAAATGGGATTACTATGAAAATTTACCTTATGAAAAGATATATTTTTTCACTACCTTTGTAACATTGCAAAGCAGCGTTAATTCACTGTTTGAAAAGAATTATTCTGATTTAATAAATAAGATAAAATGAATGAATTACAAACATTAGTAACTTTATTTGATAACTACGCATCCAGCAATGGATTTGTATTTGCACATGGAACAAGAGCGTTCACCAATTTAAAGACAAATGAAGCAACAACAAACAAGTTCCTTCACCTTTATGACATGGATATTGTTCCAGTCAAACAGGGTGAATTGTATTTGAATTTAGCAAATTTCAGAGGTACATTCTTTATGGGTATGAAGTCAATAATTAGTGAAACATTCTATCAAGGCAATAATGATCCAAGTGGTTTGGCTTACAGATTTGACAAATACTTTGTTCCGTTATATGATGACATGACAACATTCATCAATCAATTAAACCATTGTAGTGATATTGATTTGACTGTTTCACAGATTACAAAAAGGGTTAATTATATGGACGCAAATATGGATGGATATTTAATTGACTTTACTGCGAATTTAGATGTATAAAAAAGAACTTGACAGTTTTGGAAAACAGACAACAAAGGATTTGGTGTTGAACTACATTAAGATGGGTTTGAAAGCATCAGGTGCATTTGAAAGTGGTTTGGTTTATGAAACAACAGATAAGTCAATTGAAATCAAAGCACCGCTTCATGCGAGAGCAATGGAAACAGGAAGAAGGGCTGGAAGTTTACCACCAGTTGATGACATATTGAAATGGGTGCAATTGGGTAAGATTGTTAAAAAGGATGATATAACAGACGAACAACTTGCATGGGCAATTGCTCGTAAAATTCAAAGAGATGGAATTAAAGTTCCAAATAAACACAATGTTGGGAAGGTGATATCGTCTATATTGTTGGATGGAAGGATTGCAAAATTATTGGAAGAAATACAAATAAAAGAATTAAAAAATGTTGAAGTTGAAGTTTTTAAATTTTACCAAAAAGCCTAAAAAATATAGGATGGTAAAAGATGTGCAAATGATAGAAAGTGAAGTGGTAAGGTTCAGGCTTCAAGTCAAAGGATTGCGAAGATGGAAGGATGAAGTATTTAAAACTGAACACCCTGTTTGTTGGGTTAAGTCAAAAGATGAAGGAATTGAAATAGTTAAAATGTTAAAAGGGAAAATGATATGGCAATAACAACAAATTTACCAAGTGACAACAGATTGATTGCTGGTTTCAATCCTTATTATTTAGAATTTAGCAGTTCGNTTGCTTCATATGACAAAGCGAATTTAACAATAAAAAATGTAAGTGG